CTAGCAGAAAAAGCAAACCTATTAGTCAAGGACGGTAATAGATTACGCTTTGGAGACGCAGAGGATCCAAATGCTATTAAGTTGTTCCGTAAAGCATGGGAATCAAACGAGGAAGGTTGCCTAGATAAGATCATGGTTGCCTATGCAAATCAAGACAAGGAAGAGATAAGTAAATCTGACGTAGAGGCTATGGAAGATATCGCAGTTGAGGCAGAGATGTCAGCAACAGATGATGCCATAGAAACACCAGCAACAGAGGAACAGGAATAAAATGTCAGAACTTAATACTGCATTTGAGGTTTGGTCTACCTTAAAGGACCAGGTAAAATATCCCAGAGATGCCGCAGAAGATGTGGTTAATTGCCTAATAGATAATCTAGGATACAGCAGTGAAGAGATCAAAGAAAGTGATTTCATAACAGATTCAGACATTAAACATGTGTTGGCCGATCTTGATTTGATAGAAGAATCAGATGAGGACGAAGGTCTTGATGAATGGGGAGATGAACTAGATGCTGAGGAAGACGAGGACGACTACTAATGTGGTATAACAAGGTAGTTGACAACATAGCAAATTTGCCTGATTGCATCATGCACTTTCGTAATGAGTTAGAAAAGGCCAAGAAAGAAGTCTCAGTGTATGGTTACGTTGAGAAAAATCTTGCTGACTTGCCTGGACTGACCGAGCATCGCTTTAACCAATTACAAGAAATAGAAGCAGTCCTTAACTTCTTAAATATTCAATTACGTAAGATTAGACGTAAGCACTTCCAAAAATACCTAGAAGCATATCAACGTGCATTAACAAGTCGCGATGCAGAAAAGTATGTTGACGGTGAGGATGAAGTTATTGAATACGAAACATTGATCAATGATGTTGCCCTATTAAGAAATCAATGGTTAGGCATCATGAAGGCATTTGAATCAAAGAACTTCATGCTAGGACACATAGTTAGATTACGTGCGGCTGGCATGGAAGATATACAACTGTAATGCCGTTTCCAACAGCACAAGAAAGCCACGATCATTCAGCATTTGTTTTAGATACTCTACAAGAGTTTGATGACTTTATGGAAAGCATTGGCACAGTATGCGACATGGGTGGAGGCGCAGGATTAGATGCACTATGGTGGTCAACCAGAACTGTGAGAGAGGATAAACCAAACCCAACTCCCCTCAACATTAAATCAACTGTGGTTGACATCAAAGATACATTTGACGTTAAACACAAGAATGTCAAATTCCACAAGGCCAACTTTGAGGACACTGGTCTTAAAGAAAAGTTTGATATGATATGGAGCCATGACAGTTTCCAATACGCATTAAATCCAGTTAAGACTCTGGCTCATTGGTGGTCTCTAGCAAATCCAAATGCTATGTTAGTATTACAAGTTCCACAGACTACAAACATTAAACATAACAGACAAGAATTTACCAACGAAAACTTCTCATACAATCACTATACCTTGGTTAACTTGATACACATGTTGGCAGTCAACGGATGGGATTGCCGAGACGGTCGCTACTATAAAAGAATAAATGATCCATGGATAAGGCTAGCGGTCTACAAGAGTGAAGTAGAACCAATGGATCCTCAGACAACTACTTGGTATAATCTAATAGACAAAGGTCTGCTACCTGATTCTGCAGAGAGATCAATAAACAAATGGGGTTATCTTAGACAAGAGGATCTAGAACTAAGTTGGTTTGACGGACACCTCGAAGCATTTTTCAATCACTAATTAACTACGTAGATAAATATTGGTATGGCTAAACAAGACACTATACCAGTATTCATCGGTTATGATCCACGCGAAGCAATAGCGTTCCATACCTGTGTTAATTCAATCATTAGACATGCTACACAATCTGTAAGCATACATCCTCTAGCACTTAACTTATTAAATGGATACAATGAAACACACACCGATGGTTCAAATCATTTTATATATTCAAGATTCCTAGTTCCTTATATAATGGGATTCCAAGGTCGTGCTATATTCATTGATGGGGATATGATAGTCAAAGGAGACATAGCAGAACTTTGGGACTATGCAAGTAATCTTGGTGCGTTTGATGTTGCTGTGGTTAAACACGATTACAAAACTAAGATGCCTGTAAAATATCTAGGTTCAAAGAATGAGGATTACCCCCGTAAGAATTGGTCTAGCGTTATGGTGTTTAATTGTAGTAACTTTCCTTGTAGAAAACTAACACCTGAATACATACAAGAAGCAACAGGTGCTCACTTACACAGGTTTGCCTGGACTACAGATGATCGTGTGGCAGAACTACCTAAAGAATGGAACTGGTTAGCAGAAGAATATGATGACAATCCTGACGCTAAACTTGTTCACTATACTCTAGGCACTCCTTGTTTCCACGAGTTTGCTGACACTGGTATGGCCAATGATTGGCATCAAGAAAGACTGTTTACTGAATACTGCCAACAACGTATTGACCTACTAGATGACGAACACTGATATACTCTGCATTGAAAGAAAGTTTCGAGATGACACACCCAAAGACAACATGGGCAGTTTCATTAATAACTTCGCACAAGGTTGTAACGGTCAAATAACCAGTTGGCAAGAAGCAAAAAGCAAACCCAATGACTTTGTGTTATGGGGTGCTGGTATGATTAAGGCAGTCAAACACGCAGAACAACAAGGTAACAATTACTACTATATTGACAATGGTTACTTTGGAAACTATCCTCATAAAAGATTCTTCCGTATAATAAAGAATGCAACACACGACACAAGGCCTATAATAGACAGACCCAGAGATAGATTAGACACAACAGGCATCAAGACAAAACCTTTTACAAAGGGCTCTAGAATCATTGTAGCACCGCCTAGTCCAAAGAGTTTTACACTTTGGGACATTGACCAGCCTACTTGGATAGAACAGACCGTAAACGAGCTTAAAAAGCACACAGACAGACCAATATCAATACGTGAGAAGCGTAGTCGCAAGGATAGACTACACAATGATACCATACAGGAAGACCTAGCCGACGACTGCCATTGTCTAGTAACCTACAACTCAGTGGCGGCAGTTGAGGCATTGATAGAAGGTAAACCTGTGATCACACTAGGACCCAATGCGGCCACACACTTGGCCACACACCAGTTAAGTGATGTTGAGAATATTAAAATACCTACAGAGGAAGAACGTGAAGCGTGGTTGCGACATTTAGCATACAGTCAATTTACACATCAGGAAATGATCAATGGCACTGCTTGGAGAATCCTAAATGGCAGATAAGATCATAATACTAGGACACGATGAAATAGCACATCACTTGACATGGCTTACTCTTAAGAGAGCATTTAGCCGCGGACCACAGACATGGAAAATGACAAACAAGTTAATTTACTATGATCGTTATAGTCCTGATCATCCAATGAATGACATACATTCAGATGAGTTTCAGGCTAGACTACAAAAATTAGTAAGAAAAGATCTCAGTGGTTGGCTTGAACAAACAGCACGTCTAAGAAAAAACTTTCAAAAATTAAGTAAGATAATTGAAGATCACATTCCTATCTTTACTAAACAAGTCGGCCAAGGCGATATAAGTCTAGGACAACGTGCTATTGTAAAACAGATACTAAAAGGTAAAAGTCTAGGCTTTAGTAAAACTCTAGGTAAACAATTACTGCCTAAAGCAAAGTTTGTGTATCCAGAAAACTATAAAGATGCTGATGATGTTTTTATACGAAACATTATACACAACGAAAATATAATTACAGATAGAATAAAAAACAACAGGCCTTTTTGGTTTGTTGATTCAGGTTACACTAACTTTATACATGGCGGCAACAAACGTTTTCATCGTGTAATGCGTAACGATATACATCACACACAGACTAATAGAACATTTCCAGCAGATCGTTTATCAAAATTTGATACTTTTCCTCAACCATGGAGAACAGACGGTGACACTATACTAGTAGTTGAACCGAGTAAATGGCAGTGCCAACTCTATGATATTAATATCACCAACTGGAGAAAAGAAGTTAAATTTGAATTAGCCAAACATACACATCGTAAAGTAGTATGGAGAGAAAAAGCAGGAACACGTAAATCCAGAGGCAACTTATATTTAGATCTATTAGATGACCCTAGCATATACTGTGTAGTTCATTATAATTCAAACGCAGGCACAGAAGCAGTGTGGGCAGGTGTTCCTATAATTACCCTAGGGCAACATATCACTGAAGCAGTGGGTAGAACAGAACTCAAAGATGTCGAAAAATTATATCGAGGTCCTATAGGCAATTGGCTCTGTCAACTAAGTTATAGTCAATTTACTTTTGGCGAATTAATTGATGGAACTGCTCGAACAATACTGGAGAAATATCATGTATGATGTTGTAGTATATTTTTCTAGTTTACCACGTATTGCTGACCACGATCGCAAAGTTCAAATCTTACGAGCATTCTCTGAAGGTTGTAAAAAAATAGGACTGCGTGTATTAGATCAAACTAAACTTGAAGTTGTTGACTGTCGACTAGCAGTAATGATTGGTTGGGTAGGGCAGACGTTTAAAGGACCACACATTCACTTACGCAACAATGTTATTAATCATCAACAAGCAACGGGCAATCATGTCATGCCAATTGATGGAAGTTGCTTTAAGTTTGCAGATCCTCAATCAATGTATGTCCGCTACAGTTTAGATGGTGTATTTTATAATCAACACGAATACGCAAATAAAAATAGTCCTCCTCAGAAATGGAATCAAATAAGACACGATTTAAAAATGCCAAACATGTTACCTTATCGCAAACAAGGTAATCATATTTTAATTTGTCTACAGAGAGATGGCGGATGGAATATGAAAGGCGAGGATCTAGAACGTTGGACTATGATGACTGTTAAAAAGATTAGAGCATACAGCAACAGACCAATATTAATAAGACCGCATCCTAAACGTCCAATGAAAGAAGCCATTGAGAGAACAAAAAGATGGCCAGATGTCTACGAGTCAGTTAAAGGTAGCACACTAGATGCTGACCTTGAAGGTGCATGGGCGGCAGTATTCTACAACTCATCAAGTTCAGTGGCCGCAGTGCTTAAAGGTATTCCTGTGTTTGTATCAGATGAAGATGCTGTTACCTGGGACGTAGCAAATCACACATTAAAAGATATTGAAAATCCTAGACTACCTGACAGAGAACAATGGTTATTAGATTTAGCAGGTTGCCACTGGAGTGATCAAGAGCTAAGAGAAGGCTTAGTGTATAAACACTTTAAAGGTTATCTAAAAGCCTAGAATAACATCGTTACGAACACGAGCAAGTTCCTTCATACCCCAACTTATTAATAGGTCATAGGTTTGACCTTCATCTTTAATGCCAGTATCCTTGTGAAACTTTTGCTCTATAACAATAACAGGTTTAAACTTCTTAACAGTTTGTTCAGCACCCTGTAAGATATTATATTCATAACCTTCGCAGTCTATCTTAATATAGTCAACTTGATGTAGTTCTAGATCATCTAAGCGATACATTGGTATCTTACCAGATCCTTTTGTTTCGGGATTAACGTGACTGTGTCCTGTGTTTTCTTCTGTAATGATCATATCGATAAATGTATTTTCATTACCTAAGGCACAGGATTCGATAACAATGTTATCATTAGGAACATTTTGTTTTAAGCATTCACGGAAGTCTGCCACGGGTTCATAAGCAATTACTTTACGAAATTCTTGTGACATATCCAATGCCCACAGACCAACGTTAGCACCAATGTCTAGAGCAACACCTTTGTCTTTGACAAATGTAAATGACTTCTTACGCACAGGTTCTTGATACACTGGGCGATTGCCTTTGGCTATGTTTTTATCTAACATTTCTGCAAAGTGTGTGTCATAGTCTGGAAACCAGAAGCCGTGTTTTTGATACATTATCCTTTACTCCTAACTGAATTCCAATAAGGATGATCCTCGTGTGTTTGTATGTCTCTCGCTGTGCTATGGCCGTCTTCCTTGCGTTTTCCTTTAACGTGGTCCATATACCTACCTATAACAGAATTAATAAAAGGGTGTCCTGCAAAACCTTTGAGATCTGGTTTAGGATTTAGATTGTATACTTTATTGTTGTTGCGATACTGCTTTAACAATTCGCCCCAGACATAACTGTCGTGCCATTCTTTGAGATCAAATATTTTATCCTGTTCATACTGTGCTACAAACTCATTGATAAACATACGAGTGTTTGGATGTCGCATATTGTAACCTTTCCAGCCACACTCTGGATGATACCGATCACCTCGGCCTAGGTAAGTCAACATATATTCATTACCAGGATATGCCTGTCTAAAAAATTCCACGTCAATTGGAGTATGAGTAAGTGTATCAGCATCACACCAAGTTAGCCAGTCAGTGTCTATGTTGTTGGCCGCGTGTTTTTCAGCAAAAGGTTTCCAACAGAAACGAACAGCGTCCCAACGGAACTGCTTGTTGGGTTGATATACTTCTGGGGGTCCTGCCTGTCCGTGTGCCAGTGGATTGTCTTTGTGTCTCGCTAAAAACTCTACTAGATTAGGATTAACTGCTAGTGTGTCAACAAAGCGAACATTGTCCTTTGTTTTTGTTGGTTGACAATTTTCAGTATACACAACTAGATCAACTTCATCTGGCCAATACTGTTCAAAGGTATCAATCATCCTTTGGCCGTATTGTTCCATACCTGCCTGATGAAATGTAGTTATTAAGGTGTGCTTCATAAAACTGGATAAATTATTATATTAGCATATATTTATAAACAATGAAAACGCTGGCATATTTTCCTAATTCAACTGCGAGAAACTCTAAACCTGTTCTAGAAGCATTCTTAGATTCTGCACGTAGCAAGTATCAGATCAAACAAGGATCATTAAATGCTGATGTGGCAGTGATATGGTCGTGCTTATGGGCAGGGCGTATGGAACCTAACAAGGCTATATATGAGGAATACCGTAGACAGGGTAAACCTGTTATCATTTTAGAAGCAGGTGCCTTAAAGAGAAATATAACCTGGAAGATTGCTGTTAATAATATTACCACAGAAGGCTACTACGGACACACTGAAAACTTAGATTGGGATAGGCCAAAGAAATTAGGTATACAACTAGAACAGCAACAGGGTAACAATGGTAAGATATTGATTGCGGCACAGCATCACAAAAGTCTACAACTACAGCACCTAGCATCACAGGAACAGTGGATTCAGAAACAGGTTAAAACAATACAAGAGCAAACAGACAGAGAAATAATTATAAGAAGCCATCCACGTAGTCCTCTACAGATACCCAGTGAAATACCTAGAAAGATCACAGGAACATATGATGACTTTGACTTTGATAGTCGTTACTACTGTGTAGTAAACTATTCAAGTGGTCCTGGTATACAGGCCGCTATACAAGGCACACCAGTTATAACTAGCGAATTAAGTCTGGCACATCCTATAAGTAACAACATCAACAAAATAAGAAAGATGAAGCACCGTGCTACAGATCAATGGCTAACTGAAATTTGTCATACAGAATATCTAGTAGATGAAATACAGCGAGGTCTGTGGTTAACGAGATTGGAACAATGGGTTTGAATAAAGCAACAAGAAAACAGTATGAGAAAGAAGGTATTCACTGTGCCTGTGTGATACACGGTGATTATTACAAATGGGAGTATGTTGAAAAACTATACAATAGTTTGAAACGACATTTTTCATATCCAATACATTTTCATGTGCTAACAGAAGGTGGCAGAGATGTTCCTAAGCCAATGATCAAACACACTCTTAGAGATCTAGGAGTAAGTGGTCCTAAAAAGAGTTGGTGGTATAAGACACAGTTGTTTAATGCTAAGGAGTTTAAAGGTAGGTTATTTTACTTTGATCTAGACGTGGTTATAACTTCTAATTTAGATTGGATGCTATCACTTAGTGAAGATAAATTTTGGGCAGTTAGGGACTTTAAATATATATGGCGCAAGTCACGTAGTTGGTTATTTAATTCTAGCGTTATGGTGTTTAATACAGAAAAGTATTCTGGTATATGGAAAAAGTTTAAACGTGATCCTCATAGTATTATGACCAAATTTATGGGAGATCAGGACTATGTTAATGTAGAAGTTCCTCAGGACGAAAAAGGATTCTTAAATTGGGAATACGTAAAGAGTTTTCGTTGGGAAGTCATGGACGGCGGCATAGACCCTATATATAGAAATTATCCTCGTAAAGGCAAAGATCGTAGTAAGATATTTGAGAATTTAAGTATAGTAGTATTTCACGGATTGCCAAAACCACATGAAATTACCGATGATGACGTTAAACAGCACTGGCGATAAGATAAATAAAAGTAGAATTAAAGGAGATTTCTCACAATGGCAAACAGAACATTTAAAGTCTATGGACAGGCATACGCGGCATCAGGTAATGTGTCGGTAACAATGTCAGTAGGCGGAACACAAGTATTCAGCGGCGATGTAAATGATTCGTCAACAGTTAGAAGCGGCCCACCGTCAACAGAGAACCATTTATGGTCATATGATCTAGACGAAAGCACAACAGGCAACTTAGCTGTTTCAATAACAGTTAGTGGTGGCGAATTGTGTTTAGGTCCTACTCACCATAATTTAGGTCCAGCAAAATATATTCCATTATCGTGGTTTTCTGATACTGCAGATGCTAACTGGAGTGCATCTGATCAAACATACATGGCAACAAATGTTGGCCAAACAGCATTAGACGCACAAAAAGCTGGGCTATATGATAAATTAGTTGCTGGAACAGCAACAGCGTCCGACGATCTAGACGCATTTGTAGCGGCAAATGATTCAGCACCAAGATCAACATCAACTTATGTAGTAGCCAATGATAATAGAACAAATTTAGCTATCAATGGTTCAACATCGGCACCAAATATTTCTGAAGCATCAACTGATGCTGAAAAAGCACTTTGGTGGCCAGTGTTACAAGATGGTGATGAATTAACATATACTTGGGCATTTAACCCAGACGAAGACGCAATTACATCATAATGAAATTGAGTTAGAGAAATCACAACTAACCCGCCCAAGGCGGGTTTTTTGTTGACCAAAAAATCAAAAGATCATATAATGTTACTATGACTTGGAAATTAGAAAACGTTAATCCTCACCTATACGACGATATAGATGATATTACCATGGACACTGTGGGTTATCTAGAAAAGCAACTGGCAGAAAAGGGAATAGCACTCACAGACGACGTATCAGAAACACTGTATGACAAGATCAGAATGGCAGTGCTGGATGATATTTTGGTTGACCAATAAATCTATTTTTGCTATAATATTACTGTTAACTTAGATAACGGGGGTATTATGGTAGCAAAAACAATCAAATTCAAAAAAGAATCAGACGAACAGATAATGGAACGTATTGGTAAACGTTTCGATATCCTAGACGACATGACCAAGGCCTGTATCAATGGTGATGTAAGAGCTATGATCGTAGTAGGTCCTCCAGGTGTTGGCAAATCATATGGTGTTGAACGCCAATTGGAAAAGGCAGGTGTATACACAGAACTTAGTTCAAGACCTAAACCATATGATGTTGTTAAAGGTGCTATGTCAGCAATTGGTCTGTATTGTAAACTATTCAACTACAAAGAAAAAGATAATGTTTTAGTGTTTGACGATTGTGACTCTGTCCTACAAGATGAACTATCATTGAACATCTTGAAGGCCGCACTTGATTCAAAAAAGACTCGTAAGATATGTTGGAACACGGACAGTTACAAACTACGTAACGAGGGCGTTCCTGACACATTTAACTTTGAAGGTTCAGCAATCTTTATCACCAACGTCAAATTTGAAAATGTTAAAAGTAAAAAACTACAAGATCACTTAGAAGCAGTTCAATCACGTTGCCACTATCTGGATCTTACACTTGACACAGCACGTGATAAACTTCTACGTATCAAACAGATTGCTGGCACAGGTGCTCTTTATCAGGACTATGATTTTACAGGACATCAAGTTGAAGAAATGTTAGAGTTTATGGACACCAACGCCGACAAACTAAATGAATTAAGTCTACGTATGGCACTTAAGATTGCTGATCTTAGAAAAGTGTCAACATCAAACTGGAGAGAGTTAGCAGAAGTTACCTGTATGAAACGCAGGTAATTCTACCAAAGTGGGTCAAAAAGTTGGCCCACTTCCCCCTTTTAGTGTATAATTAATAATATGAAGAAAGCCTTATTACACGTTCTTGATGAAGTAAACGTCAAGATAGAAGGATTGGACCTTGATGTCCGTAAAGCCCTAACCAACAAATTTAAGTTTGAAGTGCCTGGTGCTCGTTACATGCCAGCAGTTAGACTAGGTCGTTGGGACGGCAAAGTTGGCTTCTTTCAACTAGGCGGTTCAACATACATTAACCTACTACCAGAAATACTCACTGTGTTAGAAGAATACAACTATGATGTTGATTTGGAAGACTACAGGGACTATGAAAGAAGTTATCCATTAGAACCAGTAACAGAAGACAGTTATTCAGACTATGTTTGGCCCCCTGGACATCCAATGGCAGGACAACCAATCAAACTACGTGACTATCAAGTTGAGATAGTTAATAGATTTACTGAAAATCCACAATGCCTACAAGAGATTGCCACAGGCGCAGGTAAAACTTTAATCACAGCAGTGCTGAGTCATAGATGTGAACCACACGGTAGAACCATAGTCATTGTTCCAAACAAATCATTGGTCACACAGACAGAAGATGACTACATCAACATGGGACTAGATGTTGGAGTATTCTTTGGTGATCGTAAAGAGTTTGGCAAGACACATACAATCTGCACATGGCAAAGTCTAAACATTCTACTTAAGAAAACCCGTGCTAAAGATGTTGACATCACAATAGATGAATTCCTACAAGACGTGGTCTGTGTTATGGTAGACGAGGTTCACATGGCCAAGGCAGATGCACTACGCACACTGTTAACAGGTGCCATGAGTCGTATACCAATTCGTTGGGGACTAACAGGAACGATACCCAAAGAAGAATACGAACGCATGAGTCTTAGATGTTCACTTGGTGATGTGGTTGGCAAACTATCAGCAAATGAACTACAACAAGAAGGTGTTCTAGCAAACTGTCATGTAAACGTTCTACAGTTGATTGATCATGCAGAATATAAATCATATCAAGATGAACTTAGATATCTATTAGAAACAGAAGATCGCATGAAGTATATTGCCGGTCTGGTAAACAAAGTTAGACTAAGTGGTAACACCTTGGTCCTAGTTGATAGAATAGCACCTGGTAAGAAACTAACAGAGTTGATTGATGATGCAGTGTTTGTGTCAGGATCAACCAAAGCAAAGGATAGAAAAGATGAATATGACGAAGTTGCCACAATGGACGGAAAGGTTATTATCGCTACTTATGGTGTTGCCGCTGTTGGCATTAACATTCCTAGGATTTTTAATCTTATTCTCATTGAGCCTGGTAAGTCTTTTGTGCGTGTTATACAGTCAATTGGTCGAGGCATTAGGAAGGCTGAGGATAAAGATTTTGTGCAAATTTGGGATATAACATCAACATGTAAGTTTGCCAAAAGGCATTTAACAAAACGTAAGGCGTTTTACAAAGAAGCAAATTATCCATTTGAAGTGGAGAAAATTGAGTGGAATTAGTAGTTGACAGACACGAAGACATAATCTATAATAGGAGTAGTATGCAGATATTAACATTAGACAACGTAAAGTATGATCTTGACACACTACCTGAAGAGATAGATGATATGCGTTTCAGCATCTTGGATAATTCAGATCCAAACAATCCAGATTATCATTGGATACCTCTGATATTTTTGGAATCGTTTAACTCGCCGGCATTGGTGTTAAAGATTGGTAATCATAAAATTAGAATGCCAGTTGATTGGTCAATCCTAATAGGTGAACCTGATGTAGGCGACCTAGAAGTATTACCATTAACATCAATCAATGACAGAGGCTTTAAGGCATTTCAGTTTAACTCATTAACTGACTTCCGTCCAAGTTTCCTAGACGTTGAGATCGTTGATGTATATCAAGATGTGTCATGGTATTCACCCAAGCTCAAGAACGGACAACTACTAACAGTGCCGTTGAGTGATGGACCATCACCTGAATGTTGTTATTTTGTTAAAGATATCAGTCGTAACTGTGAAATTGTTAACTATAATTTATCGTTCTAATGGCAGATAAAAGTTCACCCTTATATATTGGTAATGAAATGGCGGCCTTTGATCGTAAGGACAGAGACTACTATGACAAATTTACTGATGAAGAAAAGAAACAGTTTAGCACATATCTAATGCTAAGGTATGGTGCTAGTGTAAGTGGCAACAAAGACCTGCAGGCCTACTACCTAATGGCTACAAACAAGTATGTTAACAAACATTTCTTTGACCTAAACAAGCACACAAAACTACAGTGGTTGATGTGCACCACAGTATCACCTAACATGGGTAACCAGTTTCACTATTGGTTAGCGGCCAAAAAGAAAGAAGGCAAATCAACAAACAAGTTACGCAAAGTGGTTGCAGAATTGTATCCAAACATGAAGTCAGACGAGTTGGACATGTTTATGTCAATGAATACTGAAAAAGAAATAAAAGAATATTGTAAAGAACTAGGTTGGGATGACAAACGAATTAAGTCAGAGTTTTAAATGTAGGTATTGTGAACGTGAGTTTCGTAAAGAAACTACACTAGAAGTTCACGTCTGTGAGCAGAAGCGTCGATATCAAACCAAAGACGATCCGGCTACACGTATTGCATTTCAGAACTATTTGAACTTCTATGAGGTTACACAAGGTTCGGCAAAGAATAAAACATTTGATGACTTTGCTAAGTCAGCATATTACAGAGCGTTTGTTAAGTTTGGCAACTACTGCGTAAATGCTCGTGTTGTTAGCTCAACTCGCTTTGCTGAATGGTTATTAAAAAATAACAAACGTATAGACTATTGGGGTTCGGACAAGATGTATGAGGAGTTTCTCAAAGAATACATCTATAGAGAGAACGCAACAGATGCACTCGCCCGTGCATTGGAAACTTCAATGGATTGGTCAGAAGCAACAGAAAATCCAACTGAACACTTCTTACGTTATGGTAACTCAAATAAGATATGTCACTATGTTACAACAGGACGTGTAACAGGTTGGACTATTTTTAACTGTGACTCAGGACACGAGTGGTTAGAGAATCTAACTGAAGAACAACTGGCAATAGTTTGGGATTTCTTAGATCCAGATCGTTGGTCAAGGATACTAAGAGATTATCCAGGTGACACAGAATACATGAAAGAAATGTTAAGGAAAGCAGGATGGTAAAATATTCAACAGACGTAGACATAGACTTTGCTGATCGTGATGACATATTAAAACTGATCAAACATACACCTGCTATGCAGGTTAACGATGGTGATATACGTAGGCATAACTCAGGTGTCTATGTTACAGACATTCCTTACAATCCCTTGACACAGACTGCAAGTATTGATTATCAAGAAGCAGAAGACAGAGGATACTTTAAGATTGACTTTCTTAATGTTAATGTCTATAAGTTGATTAGAGATCAACAACACTATGATGAACTAATGGCCAGGGAAACACCTTGGCATAGGCTAAAGGATAGAACATTCTTTGAGCAGGTCATACACATTGGTAATCACTTTGATCTAGTTGGCGGGTTAGAGATAGACACAATACCAAGGATGGCAATGTTTTTGGCTTTGATTAGACCAGGCAAGAGACACTTGTTAGGCAAAGACTGGAAGGCTATCTCTGAAGACATTTGGACACAGACAGAAGATCAATACTTCTTTAAAAAATCACACGCAGTGAGTTATGCTGTTTTAGTAACCTTACATATGAAACTGTTAGATGAAAATTTATCTACACAAGGACAGTAGACTCCAACAGTTCCTTCGTAACCACGAAGTCTACGAAACAGTAGAAGACCTACAAGCCTTACCTGATGATACTCTACAGATTATTCCAATACTACCAGATGAGGATTACTTCTTAGACTATGTTAAATCAAGTCAGGCTAACATTATATTAGAAAATCCATTTGAAGGTTCTAATACATTTGTGCGTATTTTAGACGTAGCAGGGCTGTTTAAAGATATCTTAGACGGTCGCTACGCAACGATCTGTTCAGGAGAAATGCCAGAATCAGTTCGTAATTGTAACATACAGTATATGTTATATCTTACAGGACTTAAGAATGAACACCAAAAGCATATCATGTTTGGCAGACACCAAAGACCTTACACATTTTTATACTTAAACAATCGTATAAGAGAACATAGAGTAGCTCTAGTTAACGAACTGGCCAAGAACGATGTATTGGATGATGCATTATGGAGTCATATCTCTAGTGGCAAGAAACTACCAAGCGAATATGATCTAGGTAGAGACATAACACACGACACACTGGTTGACTGGAAAAAGTGGGAAGCCGGCTTAATGGTTTTGCAACAACACTTTGACACTTACTTTTCTGTTCAAGCAGAATCAACAGTTAAATTAAAATACAGTTTTCTCACAGAAAAAACTTGGAAACCTATCTTAGGCGAACATCCTTTTATCACACTAGCAAGTGGTAATCATTATCGTGACCTTAAAAAGTTAGGATTTGAAACATTTGACAATGTATTCGGATCAGACTGGCAATCTATAGAGCCATGGGAGTCTAGAATGAAAGGTCTGGTTGACAGTATTATTCGAGTAACAGGACCTAATCTGCACGACATAATGTTTGATGATGAAACACGCAGACAGTGTAGACACAATCAACGTAGGTTCTGGGACTTATGGAAAGAATATCCTAACACAGTTAGTGAGAAAGTTTCAACATTTATTGAAGAATTGTATCCTACAGCAGAGACTGATAAACGTCGTTGGCCTACTAACTTATCTTACGCACTAGAGTTATAGACTTTTTCTTTGTGCGTTTCTTAGCAAGATCACTGAGACTAATCGTTGGACCTAACAGTATTTCTAAATCTTTGTTTGTGAATGTTTGTAGGTAAGGACGGAATACCAACCATTCCTCTCTAAGGAATATATTAATTGGTATTGAACGATTTGATTCCCACCACCATACTTCTGCTAATTCTAAGAATCGTTGTTTGAGCTCTTGATCAACAATACGACCAAAATCATACATGGTAGTAACCATAGCATCTCTGTTTTGAACTATGCCTACGTATTCGGCACCTGAGTAACTGACAACCGTTATGAACGGATACTTCTCATTCAGCTCTCTAAAGAAATCACTACTCATAAATGCGATAAATACTCATATGTTTACGACCCAAGTCTATTTATATAATCAAAATCAGAAGGTAGTATTAAGGGACACTACCCAAGCCCTAACGTCCCGGAGGTATAGAACCGTGTATGCAAAAGATTTAACTCTACATAAAGGAACAGATAATGTCCTTATATTTACATTTATCAATCAAGACCAAAAGCCGGTGAATAATTCTACGGCTACATTTACATTCAGACTAATGAATCGTGAAGGAACTGAATTGATAACCAGCAAGACTATGGAAGCCATTGATGCGACCAAGGGAACTGCTAAGGTAACTATCACAGAGGAAGACCTTGATGCTATCACAGCACAACAGGCTAACTACTCAATTGAGCGTAGTCTCTCAACAAGTGATTTGTATGACGCGGTGTTCGTAGATGATAACAACGGTGGGCGTGGCGTTGTTAACATTGTAGACTCAGTATTGCCAGAGCACACGGCAAGCACAACAGTGACTATACCAAGTTTCAATGACACAGACGGATCAACCACACACTACTCAAGTGAGTTTTCCAGCAAAGGTCAAACAACTACAATTCAATATAAGCCAAGTTCATTTACAGGCATTCTTGTTTTAGAAGGTGCCACTGGTAATGATGATCTATGGTATGACATTACATCAGATATAAATTTAGAAGCGAGTTCTACTACCGGATATATAAATGTAACCGGGTATCACCCATATCTAAGATTACGCATCGAAGAAGTGAGTGGTAGTATTTCAGAACTTAAAGTTAGATAATTTATATTGAAAATTAAAAAAATTGTTGGTTTTGGCGATAGCTGGACCTTTGGTGATGAATTAATCGCACCTGAACTTCGTGGTCAAGAATACGCATCAAGTTTAGACCAAAATAAAGATTACAGAGAAGGACATTGTTACCTAGGACTGTTAGGTAAACATTATGGCGTGCCTGCTGAAAACTACGGCATACCTGGTGGCAGTCTACAGAGTGCTATATGGACCTTTTTATGGTGGCTACGCAACGAACCTAATCCTGAACAATGTTTAGTCTTACACGGTATTACTGATTCGGATAGATTTACACTGTTTAACCCTGATCATCATCAATACTGTGATGATGAGGAATGGAATAAGTTTGAACACTCGGCTTGGATAGAATTTGGGTCTAGTGTTATTCCTGAACACTTCCGTGACATTGGTAAAAAGTTACTAGCATATTCAAGTTCTCCTGAGCTTGATCGATATAACTATGAACAGGCTGTCTATCTATTTGATGGAATCAGTGCTAGACAACAAATACCAATGCTACAGTTTCATATCATGCCACCAGAAAAACCAATACAGGTGCCAACATTACTTTGGCCAGAACGCAATTACTGTAATTGGATAGTTCATCACCCAGAAAAAGAAACAGTTACAGCACCAGAAGGTCATCCAAATGAAATTGGACACCAAATGATTAAAGACCAGTTGATTCCTGAGATAGATTCTGTTATACTAACTTAATGTTAGACATTACATCTGTTATTCCTAGTAAACACAAGCGAACTGCATCAGGTTGGATATCCTTTAATGCTGTCTGCTGTGAACATAATGGTGATACGAGAGATCGTAGACAGCGTGGTGGCATCAAACAAAACGGTGAGGACTGGAGTTATCACTGTTTCAACTGTGGATTCAAAGCAAGTTTTAAACTAGGCAGAACATTATCCTTTAAAACACGCAAACTATTGTCGTGGTTTGGATTAGATCAGCCAACTATACAAGCACTTAACCTAGAAAGTCTCAAACACAAGGATATGGCACAGTTAGTTGAGGATCGTGCCAAGCCAAAGATTGAAAACATATCCTTTAATGATGTTGAAATGCCAGCAGATCTTAGATTGATCGAAGAGTCAGACACAAAGTATGTGGACTACTTAGAATCTAGGGCAATAGATCCGGGTGATTATCCATATATGATATCACCAGACCAAAAAGGTAGACAAGCAGAACGCATTGTTATACCATATACCTATGAGGATAGGCTTGTTGGCTACACTGCGAGATACTTAGATGATCGCAAACCAAAGTTTATCAGTGAACAGCAACCAGGATATGTGTTTGGCACGGACCTACAACAGGGACATTGGACACAGGCCATAGTTGTTGAGGGCATATTTGATGCACTGAGCTTAAATTGTTTGGCATTGTTACACAATGATATTAACGATAAGCAGGCAAGACTGTTAAAGAGCCTACGCAAGGACATAACAGTGGTGCCAGATCAAGATGAGGCAGGACTTAAACTGATTGATCGTGCTGTTGAACTGGGTTTTGCTGTGTCAATACCCAATTGGGCAGATGACATCAAGGATGTCAATGATGCTGTGAAACGTTATGGTAGATTGGGAACTTTGATAACTATAATGACAGCAAGAGAAACTTCAAAAATTAAAATAGAACTAGCGAGGAAGAAACTTGATAAACGAATACGGACCTGAGATACAAAGACTGTTCTTAGAAATGATGTTACAGGATGCACAGAGCTATATTCGTGTGCAGAACATCTTTAATCCTGAGAACTTTGATCGTAGTCTACAGGACACAGCCAAGTTCATCAAAGAACACTGCGACAAACATCAAACTATGCCTGATCGCAAACAGGTAGAAGCAGTGGCCAGAGTCAAGTTAGATGAGATTCCTGACATCAAGGATGGACATTATGATTGGTTCTTAGAAGAGTTTGAGAAGTTTACACGTAGACAGGAACTAGAACGTGCTATCCTCAAATCAGCAGACCTATTAGAAAAAGGCGACTACAATCCAGTAGAGAAATTAATTAAAGACGCAGTGCAGATATCATTGACAAAAGATATGGGCACAGATTACTTTGAAGATCCTAAAGCAAGACTAGAAGCAATTAAGTCTAGCAACGGACAAGTGTCAACAGGTTGGCCAATGTTGGATAGATTACTGTATGGTGGATTCAACAGAGGTGAGCTACAGATATTTGCAGGTGGATCAGGCTCGGGCAAGAGTTTGTTTATGCAGAACTTGGCAGTCAACTGGGCAATGACTGGTATGAATGGTGTATATGTAACACTGGAACTATCAGAGGGACTATGTTCAATGCGTATGGACTCTATGATGACTAATACAAGTTCAAAAGAAATCTTTAAGAAAATTGAAGATGTTGAAATGAAAGTCAAACTAGCAGGTAAGAAAGCAGGACAACTGCGTATCAAATATATGCCAGCACAGTCAAACGTTAATGACTTGAGAGCATATATGAAAGAACTTGAGATACAGACAGGCAAACGAGCAGACTTTATGTGTGTTGACTATTTGGACTTATTAATGCCCGTAAGTGCTAAAGTTAGTCCAAATGACTTATTTGTTAAAGACAAGTATGTGTCAGAAGAATTGCGTAACCTAGCAAAAGAACTAGACATTGTGTTTGTAACTGCTTCACAGTTGAATAGGGGTGCTGTTGAAGAAGTAGAGTTTGATCACAGTCATATTGCAGGTGGGTTGAGTAAGATCAACACTGCTGATAATGTATTTGGTATCTTTACAAGTAGAGCTATGCGTGAGCGTGGCAGATATCAATTACAGTTAATGAAGACTAGGTCAAGTTCAGGTGTAGGACAGAAAGTAGATCTAGAGTTTAATGTAGAAACATTGAGAATTACTGATCTAGGTGAAGAAGGACAGCAAGGATATCAAGCATCACAACCAAGTGGCAAGGATATTATGAAGTCTATCAAGTCAACTGCTGGTGTAGAAGCAACAGAATCAACAAATTATCCACAAGAAGAAAAGAAAGTGACAGCAGAAGTGCAGAGTTCAAAACTTAAGAGTCTGTTAAATCAAATCAAAACTACTCAATAAAGACGATAAATACTATCACTAACGAGATTTGAACAATGCAAAAGAAAACTAGAAGCATACTTGACGAATTAAATGACTTACACGTCTCAAAAGATAAAAAACATCTTATGGAAAGCCGTGGAAGTAACATCATACAGAGTGCTATCAATTTATTTGAACAGATTGATTCTACGTATGACAGAGACCAAGCAGATGATCTTCAGCGTAAATTCATTAATGCTATCAAAGCTCGTGATCCACAGAAATTCTATAGATCAGTGAGACGCAAAGATGAAGATTAATGAGCTACGTGAAGGCATATTTGATAGATCAACACAGTCCAGCATAGCAAACTTTGGTAAGGTTGCGGCCAAACAGTGGAACATCTACAAACAGAATCTACAGAGAAAGAATAATTTTGAAAAATTATCTCCACAACAACTTCAAGGTCACTTAGAGAAGTTTGTTCAGGATAACATCTTAGTAAGATACGATGTTGGTCCTGAAGATCGGAATGAAGCAGAGATCATAAAAGGTATGAAAGCCAAGATCTTAGCAACGGATGACATCGCTCAACAGAGTGCATCGTTTGCTACAATAGCACAACAGGCAAGTAAATTAGGATTATCACCGGACCAACAAGGAAACTTACCAACTCCAAAAGACTGCAAAGTAACTTCAGCAAACAATAAAGTAACAGTGTGCGGTCAAGAAATTAATCCAACAACTGATAAACAATTATACGATAAATTAAAAGACTTACTGGCTAAACAAGGACGAGCATAATGGACTTGTTTGAAGGTGGTAACGTATTCAAAGACGCTGATGGGAATCCTCAAACACAGAGAATTAACAAACAAGACGTCCAACCAACTGTAAAGTATCTAGAAAAACTTACAGGACTTCCACTTCTACAGAATATGCTAGGCTCCACAGGCATAGCACAATCATCAGGTGACCTAGACCTAGCAGTTGATGTTAAGTCAGTAGCCAAACAAGATCTATATAACCAACTAGCACAGCACGTTCAAAAGCAAGGCCTAGAAGTTCGTGACTATGTTGCTAAGACTGGTGACTCAGTTCACTACAGAACACCTATCAACGGACAGGCATTAAATGGCTTTGTGCAGACAGACTTTATGTTTGGTGAGCCACAGTGGCAGAAGTGGGCATTGTCAGGTGCACCAGCAGGCTCAGAGTTCAAAGGCAAACACAGAGCAATAGTTCTAGCAAGTATAGCCCGTGCAAGAGGTATGAAGTTTTCAGTTAAGAATGGATTGTTGGCCAGAGAAACAGATAAACCTATTTCAAAAGATCCAGATGAGATAGCAAGGATACTAGTAGGCGGCACAGAACGAGATCTAGTGTCAGTTGAGTCAATAGTTAACAAACTTAAATCAGATCCAGACTACGAAAAATTAATAGCAGATGCTAGAGAAACATTAGCCAAAGAAGGTCTTAACTTAGATGCTATGACTGAAACTAACATTATGCGTAACCTAAGAGATCGCATTGTTAATCAAGGTATGAGTGTGATAGTCGAAGGTGCTCGTATTGAACATCCAGAAGATATGATATTTGACTATGGATCAAAAGGTGCTCTTTCAGCATTGACAAAACTACAACAACTTCCTGATCAAGCCAAAGACATTACAATCAAATGGGACGGCAAGCCGGCAATCATATTTGGCCGTGATACAGACGGTAAGTTTGTGTTAACAGACAAGTCAGGCTTTACAGCAAAAGGTTATCAGGGCATGGCACGTTCACCTGCCGAACTAGAAAAGATTATGCAACAACGTGGTGGCGATAGAACAGAATTAGTTAATGTCTACAAGTTTTTATGGCCAAAATTAGAAGCACAGACTCCTTCAAATATGAAAGGCTATGTTATGGGCGACTTATTGTATGTAGGCAAACCTAAAGAAGTCAACGGCAACTATACATTTACACCAAACACTGTTACATACTCAATTGACAAAGATTCAGATGTTGGACAAGACATAGGTCAATCATCAGCAGGTGTTGCTATACATACCTACAAACGAGATCAAGAGGACACAGGTGTTCCTTTCAGCGACATTGATCAACTTGGCAAAGGTGATGTCTTATTTGTAAGTCCTAAAATGACTACCACAGTTGAACTAGACTTGCCCATAAAAGAACTTAGACAGATAGAACAAACAGTTAGAAAAAACAGTCAAAAGATTGATGCAATATTCAATCCTCAGACATTGAGAGAATATAAACTAGCAAACTTACCTGCATTAATGAAACAGTATGCTAACTTTAAAGTTAGAGAAGGCAACTTTGAGAATATGGCACAGGGCTTTATTGACTTTACGAAAACAAAAGTCAGTGAGCCTAAGCAACAGAGAATAGAACAAGTAGTATCAGACAATCAACAGGCAGTGACAGCAGTGTTTGCTATCTTTAGAATGATAGCCGCAATCAAAACACGTATGGTCCGAGAACTAGATAGAGAAGGCTCAGGTATCCGTGCTTCAATTGATGGCGAACCAGGACACGAAGGTTACGTTGCTAGTGGCATTAAACTTGTTGATCGACTACGTTTCTCAAAATCAAACTTTGCAAAGAACTTACAATAATGGAATTCTTACAGCAATTAGATGAATCAAGAATGTATCGTCGACTTAACCAGTTGACTGGTATGAAGATTGATGACATAGCAAAGACTATGTTTAATCATCTCCTCTTACTAAGAGCATTGTATGATGTTGACAAAGCCAAAGCAATGAAGTATGCAGGTGAGATCGTCAGCAACTTAAACTTCAACGGATTCCGTCCTAGTATGCCTGACCTATACAATATGATTGTCATGGTCATGGAACAAAAGAAATATGCTGACCGAGTGTTTAATAATTGGGACATTGTGTTACCTGAAATGCGTATCAAACGAGTATTTAGAGATATGGCTTCTGGCACATTAAACTCAAACGACTTTGCACAGTTAATGTTAATTCTACAACGTAGATTATCAGGGTTGGATGCAGATCAAATGAAAATGCGTAGAATGGTGCAACAACCTAAACTCACAGCCAGCGATCAAAATTGGATGAAGAAACGTTTGGTCCAAATGACTCGTAATTCAAGTGGTGCTAATTCAGACCTGCACGAACTATATAGACAAGCAATCTAATGTGGGGTTATATAGTAGGCCTGTGTATGATGGTCGATGGGCAACAAGAGTGTGAAGATCAACAGTATGTTCCTAACTTTACATCAGAAACAGCCTGTGAAGTTCATTCAGTTATAGCAACAACTTTAATTAATTACGATCTACAACACATAGACGGTGTTTATGATGTATGGGTAGCACCTACAAACTGCGTAGACGTTCCTATGTATCCTCAAACAACACAAGACTTTTTCAAAAAACTACGTTGATTATTTCTGATTTCTATGCTAAATAAGTGTAGGGACAATATGATCCCAAATATTTTAGGAGATTAGAAAAATGGCAACATTTACAAGAACGCATCCAGCGACAACAACTACAGACGTAGAAGTAGGTCAGAATTTACACTTCTTCATAGTAGACTATGTTAACGCAATTAACGGTTCAGCAGGCCCAGAAGGCGCACAAGTAGCAGTGTTAAACGCAATTCAAGACACAGCAACTATCGCGGCTATTGGTCCACTAGTTGACACAAACACACAGCAAACATTTGCTGTTGAAGCAACAGGTGGTAACGGCACAGTTGTAGCGGCTACATTACAAACTGCTATTCGTGCATTAGGCACAGTTGACTCAGTTGACTTATCAAGCTCAACAGTTACAGATACAAAATTAGGTATCTTAACAGCGGCGGCAGTATCATAAGTTTTAAACTTATACTTAAAGAAGCCTACTTTTTACAGTAGGCTTTTTTATTGGCGTAAATATCTGTATGGAACAACGAGATTTGTTTGAAGAGAAAGATACAACCGCCTGGGTCTATGAATCACCCGATGGTGGCAATACCATTTATAGACGTAGGCTCATGGACCCTAGTTACAAGCGTGAACTGGTCCAGCAGATAGAAGATGAGTTTCGTGACTACAGAGAATGGATATACAGACAGCATTGGAATGAATTGGTTAAGCACCCTGCGGTCAAAGACGCAATAGATAGATTAAAAACAATAGTGGCATTGGTAGAAGAATGATAGTTTGTTGGACATTGGCAGATATCACTAACACTGGCTTTACAGCAAAGCCAAAGAACGAGCACGAAGTTAAACTGCGTAATCAACAACGCAATTATGAGACATTCCTACAACTTATTGGTATGCGTAACCAACCAACTGTTCTCATACATCCAACACAGTTAGAAGATCAAGACATAGCACAGTATCCATTTGGACGTTGGTATATGCAGGACCTAGGCTTCAAGTATAATGTATGGATGTTTGCCTTTGAAGTTGAACAACCAACAGCATTTGACAACGAAAACGGCCCACTCATGGCACTTATGGAAGACTTCAACAACATACCTATCATAACAGATCTAGAAGAAAACTGTAAAATCAACAATACTATCAACACGTTAGGTCCAAAATGCAACACTTTCTTTATGCACGAAAAAACAAAAGTATGATAAATACTTCTGAAGCATCACATAACCGAACACATAACTTAGGCTCAAATAGGCTCAACTCAATACACAACTGGCACGTGTGATAATATCGTATTGACGGAAATTTTGAGATGAGCACACAAGCAACAGAGATCGAAAAGGAAAACTTGGAAGCCCACGTCGAGTTATGTGCCGAAAGGTATGAGGCATTGGAAAATAAACTTGATCAGGTAGAAGAGAAAGTCAGCAAGTTGGAAGGTGTAGTCCATGAGATCAAAGATATGATCGTAAACATGAACGACCGCCGTAACCAACAGTTGATAAAATGGGGTATGTCAGCGATTGGTGCCCTATTAGCCGTGGTTGCATGGTTCGTAATTAAGTATTTAGGCTAACACTATGAAGCAGGCTCAAGCATATAAGAAACTTCGTAGCCTCGCAAAGCAGAGTTTAGATTCAATCAGACAAAACATCATTGTAAAAGAAAAAAATTACTACGTTGCTTTTGATAGATTTAAAATTACTAAAACAACAGATGGTTTTTCTGTGTATAGACTTGGCACATTTGAACATGAGTTTGTTAATTCACAGAATGCAACAAGTTACTGTATACTAGAGAAGCACGGAAGACAAGATTACTCTCAAAATTTACTACACTTAGATAAGAAATTGCAACACAAAATGTTTGATTTTGAAGTTGCTAAGAATACTATATCAAAATCTAAAGACAAAGATAGAATCACAACAGCGGCCATAAGAGCTCAAGAATCTATATTAGAATCTAAGAACTTGAAAGAACAAATTAACCACATAGTTAATTTGGCTAAATACTTCCAAGAAAAGGAATTAACAAATGAAACTAACTGACATCGCACCAAAAACGGATGCTAGACTGATTACTAAGGTAATGGAAAGCCATTTTGCACCTAAGTTTGATGTGTCTACATTAAAAATAGAACAAGCACGTCAAATGCTTACTAAGACACAGGCATTAATCAGAGAAGCAAGAAACAAACCAAGTTTTCATCAAAGTGAAAATTCACCTGCATACCTGCAGTTAATGATGATGGAACAAGCACTTAAGGCTCACATCACTGAGTATGGTGCTGACAGTGCTTCATATGCTAACGGAACTGCATATCAATCAGCACAAGGACAAGCAATCAAGAAAGCCGTGATGCCTGATATCAAGGATGCTGAAGAGGACGAAGACGAGATGGAAGAGGGTTCATGTGGTTCTAAACGTAAGATGGGCGAATATGGCAAGAAGAAAATGAAAGAGTCCAAGTTAACAGAATCAGAAGTAGAACAGGCACAGGTGGTATTGGCCGCACAAGATATGGTAGACAAGATACAAGGTATGTTAGAAGATGTCACTGACATGCAGTATAAGGATTTACCGAACCTAGTTGAAATGATGCGTAATGAAGTTGGTGTCAACGAGGCACAATCATTCTTGGACGCACAGACAGCGGCATTATCACAATTAGTAACGGCACTAGAACAAGCAAAACAAGAATCAACAAACGCTATGGCACCATTGACAGGTGAGTCAGCAGTTGCTCCAGAAGACTTCAGTGACAATGATCTGGACGCAGGTGTTGACAACGACACACCTCCAACACTAGATACTGAAGAAGAACCAGAGATCACAGAACCAGAAGCAGACTTAGAACCAGATCTAGGCAGAGAAAGACGATAATGAAAATGTTTGAGGTTGACGGTCAATCAACAGAGTTGGCCGCTCTAGTCCAATACTTAATGGGCAAGAGTGATGACCTTAAATCTAAGCCAGAAATGAAAACAGATACTTTCATTAACATGGCTAAAAGCATGGGTGTTAACATAACATTTGGCAACTTACAGGCACTAGCAAACCAGGCTCCACTAAAGAACATGATTACTACTCTTAACCAGGATGTTATCGCATTTGGTGATACAGATCCCAACGTTAAGATGCCAGTAGACAAGGCAAGAGACACAGTTAAAAAGATGGCAAAAAGATCAATGGCTCAGAGAAGATAAGATATATACAGTTAACATGATGCTCCAGAACCCTACTTCGGTAGGGTTTTTTATTGGCTATGGTTGACGGTTGGTTGATAAATAGTTTACAATAATAGTCAAGTATTATAAATGACACATTGGTGCACCTAGACATAAATACTAGTATGAAAAAATACGGTATAATAAAAAAGTGTAAGCATTGTGGAACTGAGTTTGAAACTAGACCTAGGTTTTTAGACTATTGCTCTCAAAAATGTAAAAATCCGTTAAACCGAGGAGAATATAAACCTTGGAATAAAGGTAAGAAAATGTCTAAAGAGTTTATTGAAACTAAAATGAACTTAGACGGTTTAGAAAAAGGTCGGGGTTATTGGAAAGGTAAGAAAAATCCTGGTGCGGCAAAAAAATGGCTAGGAGAAAATAATCCTAACTGGGACGGCAAGATGAATAATCAACGTCCTAAAAATTACGTTGATGATGAATTTACAGCATACAAAAGAGAGTGCCGTAAAGCAACATATCGATCTTGGTATGCTATGAAGAAAGAAGGAACAATACCTGATAATACAGGTAAAAGAAAAGACCAATATCAATTAGATCATATTATTCCTTTTAAGCAAGGATTTGAATTAGGAATAGATCCTGTGATTATTGGTGGTAGACAAAATCTACAATGGATATTAGGTGAAGAGAATAGAAAGAAGTGGGATTCTTATCAACCTAATAATGTTATTAAAACTATTTTAGGAGATTAAACTATGGGTTATTCAGCCAAGGTTCTTGATCACTATGAAAATCCCAGAAATGTGGGATCAATGGATAAGGAGTTGCCACAAGTCGGAACCGGTATGGTCGGTGCCCCGGCTTGTGGATGACGGAGACGTCATGAAACTCCAGATAATGGTAGAAGATGGAATTATTCAAGACGCTAAGTTTAAGACTTATGGTTGTGGTAGTGCTATCGCAAGTAGCAGTCTCGTCACAGAACTTCTCAAGGGGAAGACACTGGATGAAGCCACCGCAATTAGAAACAGCGATATCGCGGAGGAACTCGCACTTCCGCCCGTCAAGATTCATTGCTCTGTCCTTGCTGAGGATGCGATTAAATCAGCGATAGCAGATTACAAGAAAAAGAATGGAAGTTAAATCACCATGTGTGTCTATATGTGCCTTGCATGAGGGAATATGCCAAGGTTGCGGAAGAACACAGAAAGAAATAGCAGGTTGGTGGGACATGTCCAACGAAGAAAAACAACAAGTGTTAGATCGATTAGAGAAAGAAACCAATGATCTCATTGACTGAACAGGCCGCTAAAAAAGCACTGCATCATATAACAAGTAGACAAGGAACCCAGGGCCTTCGTATTGGTGTAAAAACCACTGGGTGTTCTGGTATGGCATATATACTAGAGTTCGTAGACGAAATTTTACCAGATGATGTGACATTTGTTGACAAGGATGTTACACTGGTAGTGGACAAGTTACATCTAACATATCTAGATGGACTTACATTAGATTACCAGAAAAAAGGATTAAACGAAGGCTTTGAATTCATCAACCCAAACGAATCAGCAAGATGTGGCTGTGGAGAATCATTCACGGTCTAGAATAGTCGCGAGACATGACTATGCAGAACTCACAAGAAACTCAGTGGGTGGTCAGCGTTTATATCAATGTCCAGATGGTAACAGCGTTCCGTCAGTTACCACAATTTTAGATAAGACAAAACCCAAAGAAAAACAAGAAGCCTTGGCCAAGTGGCGTCGATCAGTGGGTGAAGAAAAAGCACAACAGATAGTTACAGAAGCCGCCAACAGGGGAACAAGGATGCACAAGTATCTTGAAGACTACGTCAATGGTGAAGAATTAAAAGAAAGTGTTGGTAATCCCTATGCACAACAAAGTTTGGACATGGCCAAGATTGTGATCAAAGAAGGACTCAAAGATGTGGATGAGTTTTGGGGAACTGAGGTTGCCTTATATCATCCTAAGATATATGCAGGCACTACAGACTGTGTAGGTATACACAAGGGCGAAGGTGCCATACTCGACTTTAAACAAACCAATAAACCTAAAAAGCGTGAGTGGATTGAAGACTACTTTCTACAGTTGGCCGCATACGCAGAAGCACACAATGAAGTATATGGAACTAAAATTAACAAAGGCGTAGTTCTCATGTGTTCAAAAGACTATGAGTATCAAGAATTCATATCAGAGGGTGCGGAATTTGACATGTGGAAAGAACTTTGGTGGAAACGTGTTGAAGAATATTACGTCAAACATAGATGAGTTACCTTACTAGAGAAATTGATAACTTTTTATCCAAAGAAGAACTAGCAGAAGTATGGTCTGCAATAAACTCTGAGTCACGATGGAAATGGCACAAGTTTGCAGGCGGAGCCATGTTTTGGTATTACGAAGTATTTTTAAGTGACAGTTTTTATTTTGAAGAAAATTTAGGATCTTCAGGACAATGGACACATGCACCCGAATGGGTAGAAGGCATACACCCAGTTTGGAATAAAATATATCTTAAGGTCAAAGAACTAGCTGGGCCTAATTTTGTTATGTGGCGTTACATCATTAATGGTCAAACCTGGGGACAAGAAGGCGAAGCACACACTGATTTTGTAGGCAGTGAAACTAATTCAGAAACCTTTATATTGTATCTCAATGAGCTATGGGAGCCTGAATGGGGAGGAGATACTATATTTTATCACCCCAGATCAATGGATGAACGTGGCAGAACTCCTGTTAGTCCAGGTAAACTAATAAGTTATGACAGCAGAGTAAAACACAGAGGGTCCGCACCTACAGAAAAAAATATTCTTAGAGTTACTTTAGCCATACAAGGCAAATATGAATAAATAGTAGCATAATAACGGAATAGACAGATGGCAATAACTCAAATATCACGAATACAACATAGACAAGGTCTAAATGAAAATTTACCACAACTAGCAGGTGGCGAGTTTGGATGGTCATTAGACACACGTCAACTATATATTGGTAATGGCACAACAGCAAACGGTGCACCAGTTATCGGTAACACTGAAGTTTTAACAGAGTTTTCAAACATTGTTGGACTTGCTGACACTTATACATATAAAGGTGATGATGCTGGATATGTTGTTAAAACAGGCGAATTAGTTTCAACACCAGTATCAAGATCACTACAAGATAAATTAGATGAAGTAGCAAGTGTTAAAGATTTTGGTGCAGTAGGCGACGGATCTACAGATGATACTGATGCTATTAACCGTGCGTTGTATGAAATATTTTGTCGTGAAGTAAATTCTGAAGTAAGACGTAGTTTATATTTTCCAGCAGGAACATACGTTGTTACTGGCACACTGTTAATTCCACCTTATGCTAAACTGTTTGGTGAAGGCATGGACAGTTCTATTATTAAATTAGATAATGACCCTGCATCTACTATTCCAGATTATATTGCTAGAACAACGGACAGTCTACAACAAACTGGTTTAAACATTGGAACAAACTCAGCAGTGGCACCACAGCATGTTGAAATTAGTTCTTTAACATTTGAAACAGCAGAAGAAACAGATTTATTCTTTGTTGAGTCATGCGAACAAATTCATTTTGATGCAGTAGGTTTTAAAGGACCACTAGGCACAACAGATTTAACGTCAGCAACAGATGCATTAGCCTGTGTTAGAACATCAGGCACTGCAAGTAATATTCCTAAGAATGCTACATTTGATAAGTGTGCATTTGAAGGTATGACATATGGTTTTTACATCGATGATCGTTGCCAAGGTTGGACTGTATCAAACTCAAAATTTGAGACACTATATAACGGTATTGTGTTAGGTGTTTCACCAGCAGACGGTGGTCCAATTGGCTTCCGTGCTGTTCATAACTTGTTTAATGATACATATGGTTCTGCTATTGTATATGATCAAGTTGGCAAATGTATTTCAGGATACAACATATTCTTAGACTGTGGTAATCAGTTCAATGGTGCAGGTTCACCAGCAACACCAGTTATTGATTTTAATTCAGACAACTGTGTATCAATTGGTGATGTGTTTGAACGTGATGATACAGATGATTTATCATACCCTAGAGTTGACGTTGGCACTACAACAAGTATTGGCTTTTCAAACTCTAAAGATGTTAAATTAGGCAGTTTTGTCCGTGAGTCAGGTGACACGGCAACACTAACAGATAATACGTCATCTGCTACATCAGTGTTTACAATGGACAGTGGCGATGTATCAGCATGGTCATTAGACTATACAATAACACGTGGTTCAAATGTTAGACATGGTAAGTTGACCGTGCGTAATGCGTCAACACCTGTTTACTCAGATGACTACGCAGAGAACGCAGGAACAGGAGTCGTTCTATCAGTTGCTAATACAACCGGCACTACATACGCCCTACAGTATACAACTACTAGCACAGGAACAGACGCTACATTAACATACAGCCTTACTCAGTTAGGTTAGTATGTGGCTTGATCGATTTGAAGATCGTCTAGCATCCTGGTCTGAACTTAGATCACACAGCGAAGAGCTCCCCTTAGAACAAGCACTTGATCATATAGCCAATTGGTGGGGTCATGCACCTAGAGTCCACAATGTTATACATTGGAATGATCAATCAAATTGGCCCGACCCTTGGGATCTTTTGGCAGATAATTCATTTGACGAACTTGCTCTAGCACTAGGAATGTCATATACTATTAGTATGATTGAAAAGTTTGATTGTTCAGTTGAGATCGCCCAAGCAAAGGACGATCAAGGACAAGAATATAATTTAGTCCTAGTAGACGATCGAAAATATATACTTAATTACGACCCATGGTCAACGGTAAGTAAAGAACAATTCAATTTTGAAATTACCAATTTTATAGACGCAAGAACACTTAGGATAGAATAATGTCAGAGATATTAGTAACTAAAAGGGACGGTAGACGAGAGCCCTTAACCATTGATAAACTTCATAAAGTAGTAATGTGGGCCTGTGAAGGCATCACAGGTGTATCAGCAAGTGAAGTTGAAATTAAAAGTCATTTACAGTTTTATGAAGGTATCAAAACCAGTGACATACAAGAAACAGTTATTAAATCAGCGGCTGACCTTATCACAGAAGAAACTCCAAACTATCAATATGTAGCAGGTAGATTAATTAACTATCATCTACGTAAAATGGTCTACGGTGACTTTGAACCGTGGCATGTTAAAAAGTTAGTTGAAACTAACATTGAGCGTGGTATGTATGATCCTGAACTTATTGATTTATATACAGATGAAGAGTGGGATAAACTTAATTCATATATCAAACACGACAGAGATGAGTCGCTAACTTATGTTGCTATGGAACAGTTCCGTGGCAAGTATCTAGTGCAGAATCGTGTTACTAATGAAATATATGAAACACCTCAGATGACATACATGTTGATTGCGGCCACATTGTTTGGTAGTTACGACAAAGCAGAAAGACTAGGTTGGGTTAAAGACTATTACGATGCTATCTCAACACATCAAGTGTCATTACCTACTCCTGTTATGGCAGGTGTTAGAACTAGCCAAAGACAGTTTAGTTCATGTGTGCTTATTGAAACAGATGACTCGTTAGATTCAATCAACGCAACATCATCAAGTGTTGTTAGATATGTTTCACAGAAAGCAGGTATTGGTATTGGTGCAGGTCGTATTCGTGCTATTAAATCACCTATTAGAAAAGGTGACGCATACCATACAGGTGTTATACCTTTTTATAAACTTTTCCAGGCGGCGACCCGCTCTTGTTCACAAGGTGGTGTTAGAAACGGAGCGGCCACTCTCTACTATCCATTATGGCATTTAGAAGTGGAAGACCTATTAGTTCTTAAGAACAACAAAGGAACAGATGACAATCGTGTTAGACACATGGACTATGGTGTTCAGTTTAACAAGCTAATGTATGAAAGATTGATCAGCGGTGGCGATATTACATTGTTCTCACCTAGTGATGTTCCTGGCTTGTATGATGCTTTCTTTGCTGATCAAGACAAGTTTAAAGAACTATATGAAACAGCAGAGCGTAATACTAGAATACGTAAGAAAACAGTTAAAGCCATCGACTTGTTTAGCCAGTTCATACAAGAGCGTAAGGACACAGGACGTATATACCTAATGAATGTAGATCATGCTAACACACATGGTGCATTCAAACCTGAGGTAGCACCTGTTAAACAAAGTAACTTATGTTGCGAAATTGATTTACCTACTAAACCATTAAATGACATTAACGATCCTGAAGGAGAGATTGCTCTTTGCACACTGAGTGCTATAAATTGGGGTGTGTTCAAGAGCCCAGAAGAGATGAAAAAGGCGTGTAGGCTTGCTGTGCGAGGATTAGACGCCCTTTTAACGTATCAAAACTACCCAGTATTGGCCGCTAAACTAGCAACAGAAAAGCGTAGACCATTGGGTGTTGGTATCATTAACTTTGCTTATTGGTTAGCAAAGAATGACTTTACCTACAGTGATCCTGAGTGTTTACCAGAAGTAGATCGTTGGGCTCAACATTGGTCATACTACTTGATTGAAGCAAGTGTAGAACTAGCAGAAGAACAGGGTGCATGTCCAGGTAGCAACGAAACTAGATATGGTGATGGTCTACTACCAGTTGACACATATAAGAAAGAAGTTGATGAACTAGTTCCACACAAAGATCAAGTTGACTGGAAAGGACTGCGTAAGAGATTAAAAGAATCAGGTATACGTAATTCAACTCTAATGGCACTTATGCCTGCTGAAACATCAGCACAGATATCAAACTCAACCAATGGTGTAGAACCACCACGTAGTTACGTTAGTGTTAAACAAAGTAAACATGGCGCACTAACACAGGTAGTTCCAGAGTTCCGTAGATTAAAGAACAAGTATGAATTGTTATGGGATCAACGCTCACCAGAGGGTTATCTAAAAATTATGGCAGTTCTCCAGAAGTATATTGATCAAGGCATATCGGTAAATACCTCATACAATCCAGAGTTCTATGAAGACCATAAGGTTACAATGAGTGACCTGTTAAAACATGTGGTCATGTTTTATAAATATGGTGGTAAGCAGTTATACTATAATAACACTTACGACGGTCAGGGCGAGATAGACGTGGATCGTGACACTGCTAATTCTGTAGAAGGCAGTGAGGGAGTTGCAGAAGAGAACTACGAAGAAGACTGCGACAGTTGCAAAATTTAACTTAACATAGAAGAATAATCACATGAGCGTATTGAATACTAAAAAAGACCACTTGAAATCATTAGCATTTCTAGACAAATCAGGAGGTCCTGGCATTCAACGTTATGACACACTCAAATACAAACAGTTCGACAAACTAACAGATAGACAGTTAGGTTTCTTTTGGCGTCCTGAGGAAGTTGATGTCTTACGTGATGCTAAAGACTTTAAGGATCTCACACCTTACGAACAACACATTTTCACAAGCAATCTGAAACGTCAGATTTTGCTCGACTCTGTGCAGGGCCGTTCGCCCAACTTGGCTCTGTTACCGATAGTAAGTTTGCCAGAGATTGAAACTTGGATTGAGACCTGGGCTTTTAACGAAACTATTCACTCACGTTCATATACACACATTATTAGAAACGTTTATTCTGATCCATCAAAGATATTTGATCAAATGATGGACATCAAAGAAATCGTAGCATGTAGTGAAGACATTACAAAATACTATGATGATCTAATTGAATACGGTTCTTGGTATAACCTATTAGGTGAAGGTGAACACACAGTCAACGGTAAGAAGATTACTGTAGATTTATACGAGCTCAAGAAGAAACTATGGTTATGTATTAACTCAGTTAACGCACTAGAAGGTATTCGTTTTTATGTTTCATTTGCTTGTTCATGGGCATTTGCTGAACTTAAGAAAATGGAAGGTAATGCTAAGATTATCAAATTGATTGCTAGAGATGAAAACGTTCACCTAGCATCAACACAGCACTTGTTAAAAATGTTACCACAAGATGACAAAGACTATGTTAAGATTAAAAAAGAAACAGAACAAGAAGTAGTTGACATATTCAAGTCAGCAGTAGCACAGGAAGAAGCATGGGCCAAATACTTGTTTAAAGATGGTTCTATGATTGGTCTTAACGAACAGTTATTGAAAGACTATGTTGAGTGGATTGCACACAAACGTATGAGCTCACTAGGATTACCTCAGATCTATAAAGGTGGTTCTAATCCTCTACCATGGACACAGAAATGGATTGCAGGTGGAGAAGTTCAAGTTGCACCACAAGAAACAGAAATTTCATCATACACAATTGGTGCTGTTAAACAAGACGTATCAGAAGAAACATTTAAAGGATTTAGTTTATAATGCTTACAGTATATTCAAAACCAGCCTGTCCTTTTTGCGACAAGGCTAAACATCTACTAGAAACCAAGGGCGTTGACTTTGAAGTAGTAGACATTTCAGAAAACTCTGAGGCTAGAGATTGGTTATTAGGCTCAGGATTTCGTTCAGTTCCACAGATATTCAAGGATGGAGAATTATTCGTTGACGGCGGCTATCAAGGGCTAATTAAGTTAACAGAAGACGAATTTAACTCTAAACTTGGATAACTTATGGACATTACAAAAAACGAAATTTACACATTTAAATTAAACTCAGGAGAAGAACTAGTAACTAAAGTAGTAGACGTCCAAGACGATCACTACCTTATTAGTCATCCTGTGTCTATAGCACCTGCACAACAAGGAGTCCAAATGATTCCTAGTGCGTTTACCCTAGATCTTGAAAAAAATGCTCGGCTAAATATTAGTAGTATAACAATGGTGTTTGAAACAAACCCTGAAGTTGTTGAAAACTACAGAACAGCAACTACAGGCATTGTAGCACCAGAAAAGAAAATCTTAAAAGGATAAACAAATGCCAGCGATAGTTAGGCAAGGTGATATTAATGATGCGGGAGGAGCCGCAGTCTACCCTACAACTAGATCAGTAAAAGTTAACGGTAGATTTTTAGCACAGCCAGGAACAAGTGTAACGCCACATCCATGTTGTGGTGCTGACGGTTGCGAAATACACTGTGCGGCTGTGATTATTGGCCCTGGGTCAAGTTCAGTGGTTATAGAAGGAAAACCAGCAATCACTGTTGGTGATTGGGACGTATGTGGACATAGTAGACTTACTGGCAGTCCTGACGTAACGGTAGGTTAACTTATGGCCTGTGCAGGATATTATACTGGACTGATGTTGACCATGGCCCAAACGGCCTTGAGTAATACTGGTTTTGGCGAATCTCTCAAAAACGCAGTAGGCGACACTATCGGTGATTTCATTGACTCAACTCCTTTTCTAAGTGGATTAGACGAGATGGCACAATCTGTTGCTAGTTGGGGTAGTGAAGTGTTTGATAATTTCACTTCAATGGGAGATGGTATATTTAACGGTCTTGGCAACTCGCTAACAGCAGAAGGCAAGAGTGTGTTAGACAACGCATTAATGACAACTGCTATTGATTCGGTCTCTCAAGAACTATTAGGGGCTGACATATCTGTTTATCTACAACATGTAGCACAGGCCAACAGTTGGACAGCAGGACGTAATGCTATAATAACTTCAGCAATTATTGATACTGCTACATACGCATACGAATCAGTAAATTCAATTGATTCACAGGTTACAGCAAAACTATCATCAGTAAATAAAGCACTGCCAACGTTCTCAACAGAATTGGCAAACACTGGTAGCATTTTAAGTTTTGATAATTTAAATCAAATGGGTAATCCTTTAAGCCTAGTAAAAAATCTACAGATACAGGCAGGTGGTTTAGCAGTGTTAGAACCAGCATTACTAGCACAAGGTGTTAATCCAACACAGTTAAACAATGTATTAAGCACAACAGATGATGTAAATGGACTAGCAAGTTTATCAATTCAAGATGCACTAGGAACAAGTGGTGTTGTAGCAATAGCAGAAGATACATTAATTGCTGACTCACTTAGTGGTGGAACAACAATATACGAAGGAACATCATCAGTTGCTAATAAAGGATTAGGACAAGCAGTCTATGATGCACTTGGATCAGTTGACGGCACAAATCTTAATACAATGCAGAGCATTATGGGATCAAATGTAAGCGGAGTAACTACAGCACAAGATTTATTAAATCCAAGTAAATTATTTCCACAGAGTTATGAGTCATTAACGTCAACAGCATCGATAGAGAAAGTTGAAAATACACAAGCACAACAAGCATCAAATTTAATAACCGGAACGGCTAAAATTTATACGAGTTAACATATGGCATCAGTAAACGACAAATTTAAAGGTATAGGATCAGAGTTATATTCGTCAACACCTGAAGATATAGCAGATGCTAATCGTGCATTAGCAAACAGTCTAGGTCAAATTAAAAACATTTTCAATGTAACTCCACAGCAGTTGGCCACAGTAGGTGCAACATTAGAAACACTCAAAGGATTAGACAAACTCGATGGACAGGTTATACCAGCACCAGATACTATTGAATATTTTAAAACAAACTTTGCTGGAGGTAGTGGGCAAAATGGCGAATACTTACTAACTGATGTTGTAGGAACTCCAACAGGTTGGGTGCATAAAGACGAACTAGAGGCTGAAGGTCCTAGACTAAAGGAAATGGAAAGTATAGGAGCTATGGACAATCTTGTGAGAGACCCAGGACCATATCCAAACGCACCAACTAATACAAACAATGGTGTTTATACAGTGATGAAATATCATGTCCTTCAGGATTCATATTATTCGCCATACACTGTAGTTGACCTTTCAGAACCAAGCGGATTTAGAACTATTCCTAGATGGATTATTCCTGCAGGATTATACGGTGCAGGAACTTATGGAACCAGAGATGCCGCACTACAAGCACTGATTGATGATGCTAATACTGAAATAACTGCTATTGCTAGTCAGTATCCATTACAGGCAAGTCAAAGTAATACAGCATATCAAAATATGGCAAATCAACTTGTTCGTGAAAAAACAACATGGGCAAAAGTTGGTATTGATCCTGAAAACACACTAGCAGGAACAGAACAACCAATCATGCAATTTGTTTCAAACATACACGACTATGGTAGTGACACAGCATTAGGTGGCAAAGCCTGGATATTTGAACAACTAGCAGTTACAACAACTAGAGGTGGTCAAGCAATTATTGGTGCTATGCGAGAAGGTCGTAACATTCAACGTTTAGCAGATGCTGGTATTCCGACTAGTCTATTCCGTGATCAACGTGATTCAACAACAGAAGAAGCAACACTGCTAAATTCGTCTTACACAGTTGAAGAAGCAAAGAACTCAATTAAGGAATAATTTCTTGACACTGTTAACTAATCCTGTATAATTAAAGACATGCGTTACTTTTCATATGGATTAACAGTAGCAGAATCAGAGATGGATCAGGCTTGTCCTGAGGCCAAACTATTAGGTTCAGCAACACTATGGAGTCATGAATTAAGATTTGCTAGTCAAGCAGATGTAATCCTCAATGTGCGTAGTAACGTTCAAGGTATGTTATGGGAGATACCTGAGGAATATATTGATATGGTCACTGCCTATGAGAGACATGACAATAAAAGGCAGTTAATGATTAACCATGATAATAACACAATGAGAGCATGGGTATCATACAAGCGTCCAGAAACTGCGCCTCATCAACCAAGTTGGGACTACTGGCAAGATCTAGAGTCAGCATACACAGAAGCTGGCCTGCCACTAGATACCCTAGTGAGAGCAACAGAACTCACTGATTACTACATCAATCTTAACCAAAATTTTTAGTCTATTGACAAAATAATAAAAAGACACTATAATACTGAATTAAATGAGTAGTAAATAATATAACGATTAAAAGGACACGACGAAGTATGCTAAAAACATATCTATCTAGGTCATTATTTGTAGTATTATTCCTAACGTTATTCTTAGGGGTAGAAAATGACGTGGGCACTGCCCAAACTTATACAGATATTAACTACGAAGTTAAGAAAGAACAAATGGTAGTCAAATTAACCAGAGAAGGACAATGGTTAAAAGAAATACAATGCTTGGCTAGAAACGTTCACTACGAAGCAAGAGGCGAAAGCCGTCGCGGACAACTAGCAGTAGCAAAGGTTACACTGAACAGGGTAGAAAGTGATCTATTTCCAAACTCAATCTGTGCGGTAGTCAACGAAGGCAAACACAATGATCGTGGTTATTATGTTTGTCAGTTCAGTTGGAGATGCGAACCTTGGACAAATCCAAAACGCACATTCCATAAAGATCATCCAAGTTACCAAGCGGCCTTAGATGCTATTCTAGGTTATGATAATTTAGAAATGGTAACTGAAGATACATACTGGTTCCATACACCTGCTGTAAAACCGAGATGGCGTAAGCATAAACAACGTCTAGCACAGGTAGATGGACACATCTTTTACACTAACAAACCAGGTCAAACTGGTAGATAGTGTGGCAAAAAAACAACATTACAAAGGGCATTTATCGCCCTTTTTTTGTCTTTAATGGTTGACCAAAAAATCGTTTTTTCATATAATATATGTATAGGTTAATTAATTAGGGGTAATTATGTCATACTTAGAATTAAAAACAAAACAAGAATTAGAAGCAATTTATAACAGCACTGAACGTCGTTTCAGCAACGGCACACAAGGTGAATTTGCTCGTAGAGGTGTTGCTGTTTTAGCAGAAAAAGAATACCACTTAGGTCCTAAAGGTGAGGTTCGTTGGGATTCTTCAGACAACATTGTTCCTAGTGATATTTTAGAAATGGCTGTGGTTGATGGCACCATTGATATTGCTGTAAGAAATAGAACAGAAGAAGTTCGTGCAGTTGAAGACGAAATCTTTATTAAAAACTATATCAACTTCCGTCAAA